ATCAACGCAGATGACTCACAGGCTTGTTTTTACGCGGGAATCAAACGTTCCCGGCTAGATTACTTTATAGATCTACACCCTGAGTTTTTGGAAATAAGAGCCGCTTGCCGAGGGAATCTAAAGTTTGTGGCTAAGAACACTATCGCAAAAGAAATCAAAACAAACGCTTCTGCAGCCTTTGCCTATTTGAAACATGAAGAAGATAAAGAGAAGCGACAAGCAGAGGAAGCTAAGAAGCGACAGAGAGAAGAAGAAGGAGAGCCAGCCAACGAGATTGTATTCGTAGACTTCTCCGACCCAGCCAATGCATTACCAGCCGGTAAAGAAAACGACGATGCAAAGAGTGAATAAACATTACGAGCCGCTGTTCCGTACTCCTCCTGGGGTTCGATACTATATCCACATGGGCGGACGTGGTGCAGGACGTTCTACTACCGGCTCACAGTTTGGTCTGGGACGCCTGCGTGATACAACGCGGTACTTCCGGTGCGCCATCATGCGGTACGTTCTAGGTGATATTAAAAACAGTATCTACCAAGACATCGCCGACCGCATAGAGGAGCAGGACTTGGAGGAGTATATCGACTCGTCTGAGCACGGGTTATATTTCAAATACAAACGCAATACCATCAAGGGCATTGGTTTCAAGAAGTCATCGGGTGATCAGAAGTCTAAGCTCAAGTCTCTAGCTAACTACAATTGCGTCATCATCGAAGAGGCGGACGAGGTGGGAGAGGAGGACTTCATACAGCTCGATGACTCGTTGCGTAAAGCGAACGCGGACATCATCGTGGTACTGCAGCTCAACCCGCCGGACAAGAACCACTGGATTATCAAGCGATGGTTCAATCTAGTAGACAGTGGAGTGCCTGGCTTTTATAAGGCTGTACCAAAGCTGGGTCTGACTGATTCTATTGCCGTGTGTACTACCTACCGGGAAAACATAGCGAACATCAACCCTAGCTCGGTGGCTAACTACGAACGGTACAAGGAGACAAAGCCTGAGTACTACTACAACTCTATTTGCGGGTATGTGTCCGAGGGACTGATGGGACGTATATTCAAGAACTGGAAACCTATTAGCGACGAGGAGTTCTATGCACTTCCCTACCCCTCTATCTACGCATTAGACTTCGGGTTCTCAAACGACCCGAGTGCCTTGGTAGAAATCAAATACCACAACAACGACGTATGGGTGCGCGAGCTGATATACCAGAAGGGACTTACTAACCCGCTACTGAGCCAGAAGTTCGAAGACCTGGGACTGTCATACGACGACGTTATATACGCCGACAGCGCCGAGCCAAAGAGTATCCAAGAGCTATGCGACCTGGGCTGGTTCGTAGAGCCTGCTGAGAAAGGTCCAGATAGTATTATCGCCGGTATCAATATGCTCCTAGAGAAGCGCGTACACTACACCGAGGGCAGTACCAACATCGCCTTCGAGCACGAGAACTACAAATGGCGGTTGGATAAAAACAAAGAGCATACTAACAAGGCAGAGGATAAACATAACCACGGTATGGACGCTATACGGTACGGGGTATTTACTGACAGCCGTACAGAGTTCGTAGGGTTTGCAGGTTCGTAATCGTGTTACAATTCGCGTATGAGTATCTTTAAAGATATAGCCGGGCTTATTAGAGGGAAATCACAAGGCGGTTTTATCGTCGGGGGTTTGCCAGCCAACGGCTCTAGCTGGAACGGGAAGGACTTTTTAAGTGCCGCTGATATTTCTCTATACACCGACAAGGCTGTGATGAAACGCCGGGAGAAGGTGGGGGAGATTCAATGGGTAGTAAAGGACGATAGAACAGGCGACACTATAGAAGATCACGATATATTGCGTATCCTGAACCATCCAAACGACCACTTCGACGGTTTCAAGTTTTGGTCTATGTGGCAGGGTTACTACGATTACATTGGAGAAGCGTACATCGTCATTGAAATGGGTGAGCGTGAAATCTTTGAGCCTAAAAATATGCAAGCGCTACACAGCCTAGTACCTACCAAGGTTACTACCAAGTGGAACGTAGACGGCACTGTATCAGCGTACGAGTATCAAACACGTACTAGGAAACTACACTTCCTACCTGAGCAGGTTATTCGCGTTATCAACCCAGACCTGAAGAACCCGATGGTCGGACGCTCTTTGATTAAGTCCGGGGTGCAGTCCATTCAAACGGAGATTCAGATTGGTGCGTACCACGCACGCGTACTAGAGAACGGTGGAAAGGTAGAGGGTGTATTCAAATTCAAGACTCCCCGCCTGCAGCAACACCAGCTCAAAGCACTGAAGGACGACTACGAGAAGGAGTACGCCGACGCACGTAAGTCGGGTATGCCTCTATTCCTAGGTGGAGACAGTGAGTACCAACGTACTGGGCTGTCACCTGACGAGCTATCGTTCCTAGAAGCGAAGTCAATGACACTCAAAGACATCGAGATTATGACTGGAGTACCCCAGGCGCTGCTTGGAAGTATGGACGGTTTGCAGTACTCAAATGCGGAAACATCACACCGTATCTTTTTGCGTGAGACTATCAAGCCATTGCTACGAAACCTAGCCGGTGGACTGGACAAGGTGCTACTACCAGAGGGACTGACATTAACGTTCGTAGATCCAACCCCTGAGAACGTAGAGGAGAAGATTAAAGTGATTGAGTCGGGTGTCAAGAACTACCTGATTACTCCAAACGAGGGGCGACGTATGCTCGCAGCTTTGATTGGTGAGGAGCTACCTGACGTACCTGACGGCAACAGTATCCTCGTACCGTTCAACATGATCCCGCTGGGTGACGCTTCTGTTGCGTCTAGAGAGAGCGACAGTGCGGAGAAAACGAGTAAAAAAAAAGATAACACTGAGGAGGTAGCACATCCGCTTCGCGACCCAGACGTTCGAAAGGTGTACGGGAATATGATGGAGAAGCGTATGGACAACCGGGAGATTCCGTACAAGCGTGTGACAAAGCAGTATTTCAACGCGCAGCGTGACCGGCTCATCGCTCGGTTAGACCCTACCAAGGCGCACGTGTTTAGAAAGGAGGGCATATTAGACGATAACTTCTCTATCGATGTAGAGGTGCAGCTGGGTATGGACGCGTTCCTACCGCTCGTCAAAGAGCTGGTTATCGCAGCCGGGGTAGACGCACTGGAGCTAGTAGGGTCAGAGGACGACTTCAATGTGTCGGCTAACGTCACCTCTTGGATGGAGAAGCGTACCGGAGTATTCCTGAATAGTATCAATGAGACAACGTACAAGAAGCTCACGGAGCAGTTTGCGGAAAGCCTAGCAGAAGGTGAGGGGCGCAAGGCGTTGATTAAACGAATCGAGCAAACGTACAAGGACATCAGCCTAGCACGTGCCACTACTATCGCCCGGACAGAGGTACATGCAGCTACACAATTTGGTACTAACCAAGCGTACAAGCAGGCAGCTGTACCGATCAAGATATGGGTAGCTGTTGGGGATATCCACACCCGACATTCTCACTCAGTTATCGATGGGCAGGAGCGACCGCTGAACTCGCCGTTCTCTAACGGTTTGATGTACCCGGGGGACGAAGCTGGTGACGCCGGGGAGGTTATCAATTGCCGATGCTCTATATAGCTCGGTTTAGTATGTTACAATTTATTTATTAAAGCCTATGAAACATAAAATCAAACTCAACGGTCAAATAGTCGAAGTCAATGAAGGTGAAAAGGTTGTGGCTTCATTTGGCGTTGCTGTTAAGGCGGTAGATAAAGAAAACTACAAGCTGACTATGATTTGTAGTACTGAGGATATTGACCGGCACGGGGATACCGTACTGCAATCAGGGTGGGATCTAAAGCACTTTAAGAAGAACCCTGTTATCCTAAACAGCCACAACTACTTTGACGCTACCGAGGTGATTGCCAAGGCATCGAAGCCGCGTATCGAGGGTACTGGTAAAAAAGCGAAGCTGGTAATGGACTGGGAGTTTGCCGTTGAGGAGAACCCCAAAGCTAAAATCATCTTTGATTTATACGCAGGTGGATTTCTACACGCATCGTCTGTTGGTTTCATTCCTAAGAAGTTCGGGGAGCGAGAGGGCGGAGGGCGTGACTGGTTCACCGTAGTAGAAGCGGAACTGCTCGAAGTATCAGCGGTATCAGTACCAGCCAACGCTGCAGCTACGTTAGCGAAAAGTATCGGTGCAAACCTAAAGGACGTCACAGAAGCTATTGGTATCGAGGACGAGTCAGTAGACGAACCTGAGGAGGTAGAAGAAGACACACCTGAAGAAGTAGAAGACGAAGCTGTAGAGGAAGAGTCAGAAGAAGAAGAGGTTGAGGTAGATCCAGAGGAACAGGAGGCGGAGCTACCGGCAGAGCCAGCTGAGAAGAAGGTGAAACCGTTGTCGCATAACCGGAAAGTATTAAACGCTATCCACAACCTAGAGAGCCAAAAGGCTAAAGGGCTGAAAGCAGCGCGTGCTAGTATTGAGAAACTAGTCGATGTGAGCGGTCTCAAGTCATTAGACGAAAAGACGAAAAGCAAAGTGAAGAACCGAAAGGTACACGCTGCGCTACGCAAACTGACCAAGGGTATCTAGTAGATATACCAAGTGAAGATAAGTGTGCACCAACAGGTCGAGACACCCCATGCACACAGGACACACGTCCGGGCTTCGTTTACAAAAAAGTAATTTTTACTTCTATGAACAAAGTTCTAAAACTAATCGGTTCTCTACTGAAACAAGGCTTCGCTACTGAGTCTGAAAAGACAAAGCTAGCGGGTCTGATCGCGTCTCTAAAGGATGCTGATCAAGAAGCTGTCGCTGACCAAGCTGACGCTGTAGGAGACCTGCCAGAAGAAGCACCGGAAGGAGCTGACGCTGACGCAGATGAAGACGAGGATGAAGACACTGAGGCTGTGGACGAGGGTGTGAAAGCACTATTCACGAAGCACGCGAACAGTATGACTAAAGCTATCAAAAGCGAAGTCAAAGAGTGGATGAAAGAGCAAAAGGCTCTTATTGCCGTGAAGGGTGGTATCTACAACCCTGAAGTACAAGAGAAGCGAGCTGTGCTCAACGATACACTTCGAAAGACTGTGTCGGCTTTCCTTGGAAACGACGGTGCTGCGATCAAGGAAATGACAACTACTAACGCTGACGGTGGTTTCACTATCGACAGTGAGTTGTCTGCTGAAATCCGACACTTGATTACAGAGTACGGAGTAGCACGTCGAGAAATGGAGAACGTGTCTCTATCTCAAGGCTCATACAAAGCTAACGACCTGGCAACAGACGTTACTGTGTACTGGGTAGACGAAGGAGCTGCAATCGCTTCGACAAAGGCTGTACTAGGGCAGGAGACTCTTACTCTTAAGAAGCTTGGTGCTATCGTAACGATGACCAACGAGCTTCTAGCGGACACTGAAATCGACCTTATGTCATTCGTGGCATCACGAGTCGCGGAAGGATTCGCTCGAGCAGAGGACTTGGCGTTCTTCAATGGAGCAGGTAACTCTGCCTCTGGTGGGTTCACAGGTCTGTTGCAGGCAACCGACGTAAACGAGATTACTCTTGATGGTACAACGTTTACTAGTCTAGACGCCGACGACCTCTTGGATGCGATTGACGCGACACCTACTGATGCACTGGGCAACGGTAAGTTCTACTACAACCGTACTATCAAGAGTGTGATCCGAAAGCTGAAAGGCTCAGACGGGCAGTACATCTATCAAACACCGAGCCAGTCTGGTCCGGCTACTGTATGGGGTTACCCTGAGGTATTGGTAGAAGCTATGCCAACTGCAGCACAGACAGCTGTCGACACTTCGTTTGTTCTCTTCGGAGACCTACGGAAGGCTTGTATCTTCGGGTACAAAGGTGGTATTGAGATGGCACGATCTAACAGCGCTGTTGTTCGCAACGTTGCTGACGACGCTGACATCAACACATTCACAACCGACCGTGAAGCTGTACGATGGACACAACGTCTTGGTTACATCCGTATCTTGCCTACGGCTGTTACTAAAATCACTACTGCCGCTTCGTAGTAGCTGACACACGTACGCACTAAGTCCTTGTCCCCTTGTTTTGAGGGACAGGGGCTTTTGCGTTACACGAAAACGTGCTATTATATTTATATATGGCAATACCAGAAAAAGATTTAAGAGTTGAATCAAGAAAGGATTGGATTACTACCGCTGGAGCAAACCCAACCACAGAGCAGCTTATGCTTGGCTGCCAACTAAGGATTGCGGACGCTATTGAAGCGATGGCTAAAAACTACCAAGCACTCACCGATGAGCGTGACCGTTATAAAAAAAGGTATATGTCGGAACGTAGAGACAATGCAAGCGTACGCCGGTCAAACCAAGCTTTGCGAGCGGTGATTACTAAGATGAAGAATAAAAAATAGTATGATATTTATAGACATAATATTCGCAGCTCTAATGGCAATGCTATGGCAGTATGGATATGAGACACTAGTCATTGGGGTTATAGTTTTATTCGCAATGAGAGGTTCAATAGAAAGGTAGTATGCACAACAAAGTACAAGGCTGGGCGTTAATAGAAACAGACGAGAACCTGCTATGCATGTTGGACGCGAGCCAAGTATCAGGTATCGAGGGGCTGCGCGGTATGGCTATATTCCAACATCGGCACGAGGCAGTAGCGTACAAGCAGAAGTACGACGATGGTGGTGGCAAAATAGCGATGCATATACAAGAGGTAACAATATCCCAGTAATATGCTATTCACCTGGAAAGAAATACCCACCGGCTACGAGTATCACACTGAAGACCAAGAGGTATTCGGTGCAATAACATTCCGCTACCACAAGGAGCTGGAGCCGGGCACCTGCGACGATATTGTGTCCGCGCTACTGAAACACCCAAGCCAAGCGGAGTTGATAGAGGGTACAATAGATCTACCTGACGGCGAGCTTACTTACACATTTAAGAAAAAACTCACATGGGACAAAATCGACACTACCTCTACCGAAATAAAAAAACTGGACAGACTCACACGTTTGCGACACATCCTGACGAGATGGGCGAGCGCACCTTGGCGCATTACGTCTTTTTGCACGAGATTCGCGCGGGCTTTCAGGGAGGCGTTACGAAGGACGAGGGAGTAGATATATCCAGTGACTTGCTAGACGGTAAATAGCAACATGCTACAATAAAGGCATGGCAACATTTACATTTACACTTCAGGGATCAAGCGATACCGTTATCGGTGCGACTGATCGATTACAATTCGCCGGAGCCGGTGGGTTTGATTCTAAGGTGACAGTCGGAGCATACAATGACTCGACTCACGTTAAATCAAGTGCTGACGCTAATGACTCAAACGGTAACAGTCCGGAGAATAATAAGTATGTCTCTGGTACGACCGCTGACTGGGGAGACGGCGTGGAAAATCTCAACTTGATCACTGAGGCTGAGTGTGCGTTAAAAATCAACTTTAGTGATGCGGCAAGTGTCGAAATCACTGGAGCGATCTTTTACGCTTACGACGGGACGACTCCGACGGCGGTACCGACGGGCGTGACGTTTCAAGCGGCTGAGCAAGGAGATGCCGCCTGGACTAATGCTGAGGGATCAGCGGCGGCGGTTACTCTAGCTGATCAAGCGGCGGCAACGTCTCACGATTACTTTATCGCTGTATCAGCATCTCCAGAAAGTGTCGGACTCAAGTCAGCGTTTGCGATTCGAGTTGAGCTCACTTACTCTTAAAAAACTAATTAAAAAATCGAGGCTCTCTTGAGACTCACATATACGCTTATGATAAAAAAGGTACGATGGATCGCCTCACTAAGTAACGGTCAGACGTTATACGAGGAGAGAGGTAACTTTAAGACAATCGACGGAGAGCTCTCACCATGGCTCCGTCTTTTGTCGTATGCGACTGAGAATAATCTCAGCATTACATCGATAGCTCTCACGTTTGATGAGAGGACCAGATATAATCTCCCGTCTCTGGGTAAAAATCCTAAGTTTCACGCTTTCGCTCAAGCCGCTAAGCCGGTCGCTTTTAACTTTTTCCGTAAGCTCGGAGGAGATGTTATTGACGGCAAGGTTAACGCTGAGACGGCTGATCATTTTGCGGTGATCGAGGCTCAATATGAGGATGGTAAGGTCGTCCAACTTTGGGTCGATGACA